TATCCTTTCTGTTAGCTAGAAGTTCCCCAGCTGTGGAAGTAATGCGCCTCCGTAGTCTGTGGCCATAATTGCAACCATGCCTTAGACCACAGCTTCGTGTTAGGCGCATACGTGCCAATTGCGCACTCTCCGGCACCGTCAATCTGGAAGCCGCGTCTAGTCATGCGAATCTCGAACTCGTGAGGCGAGCCGTTGTAAGAGCTTGAGCTACCTGAATCGTCAAGCGCGTTACCTTCTGCGCCTGCAACGACGCCAGGCCATCCATAAGTAGCCACATTCGCGCCAATATTGATATAGCGACTTCCTGTTCCTTGGAATTTCGCGTAGCCAAGCGTTTGTTGGTTAGATTCGGTGTCCGTAACCGTGCTAGAGCCGAACTCGCATAGAACCGTAGAGCCGAGCATCATATATATCTTGCTGTCGGTAATCTTGACGTGGTAGCTGGATGTGTCTCCTAGCGTGATGCCATCGGTGCCGAACTTAGCCAAGGTCACGCCGTTAGTGTCCTTGAACATGAGATTGCTCGAATCAAGCGTCATTAACGCCTTGCCGTTAGAATTGATTAGCTCTAATCCCGTGCCAGTGAAGTTCATCCTCGAGTTAACGTTAGTTGCGGTCGATTTTGCATCTGCCACGCTGTCATTAGTTGCATAGTTGGCCAGCTTACTGTCCGTGTTACTGTCTGCCGTAGACACAATGCCAGATGTTACGCTTGCGCCGAGGGAGATTGTGCCGTTGGTGAGGTCGATGATATTGTCTCCGCAGACTAATTGCCCTGCGGTGATTAAGTCCGCTGTGAAGCCGTCTCCAGTGCCAAACGTGCGCCAGTTCCACTCACCGCTTGAAGTCTTAGAGTTGGCGATTCTAAATGCGCCGCCTAGTATCTGTATTGCCTGTGTCGGGTTCTGGCCAACTGGCTTGTCGTAGGTAATAATGCCTTCGCCTTGCGTCCAATAGGTGTATCCGCCTGTGGTGTTGAGCTGCGTATTCAGGTTGGCAATTACCTTGTTAAGATAATCCTCTCCAACTGTTGCCGCGCCATCCCATGATGCAGAGTGATTCTTAATCCAGTTAAGGTCTGCTCGCGTGGAGGATATAACGTCCCCGATTAGTCGAGATGTGTTACCTAGTGTAATCTCGGTAAGCTCCTCGTTGTATAGATAGCGCTTGACACTTAGTACGCGAGCTGTGAGGCGTTCGTCTAAGTCCTTATCGCGTATTGCGACTACATCTCCTGCACGCACGTCCTCGAACGCATACCCATAGTCCGCGAGGTCGATTACTGTTGCCGTGTATTCCACACGAGGCTGTTTTACCGTCTCCAAGTATGCCTTAGTGAGCGCCAGAAGCTCCGTTGCATCCTCGCAATCCGAGAACTCGACCTTGCCAAATGAGTGCTTAATATTCCCGTTTGCATCTAGGTGACCCCACTTGAGCTTTGCTTCTTCATCGCAGACGTAATCCAGACTACCGTTAACATCGCCGAACGTGAGCTTGCGTTCATAACCGCCAGTCCATTCGCCATCATCATCGAGATTCTGGAGGCCTTTACCGTATCCGTAACATGCTGTAATCACATCATCGCTAGACACTACCCGTTGGATATTCTGCATATCCTTCTCATAAGAGAAGTACTTGCCGTTATCTTCTCCTCTTTGTGCGTGGATATTAAACTTGCGAGCTGATACGCCCTCGCCGCTTACCTCGATGGTCGTTGAGAACTCACCCGACCACGTATCTAATACATCAGATAAAGCCTCGTATGCCGACTCGTGATAGAAGTTCGTAGTCTTGAGGCCTAGGTCAGTTGTTGAGCCTACCTGCCAGCGCGTAACACTTAATGCCTTAGTGAGAGCATCTTTCGCACTATAATTGGCGCAACGTAAGTCCTCTACGTAGTCAAGCATTACTTCCGTGATAGAGTTCTCACAATAGGCTGTCTCGTAGAGTAGTCCGTCCTCTGTGTGGTCGCTGGTGACTTCGTTAACTATGTGTTCATGCCACTCGTTCCACTTGTCTTTCCAGACGATTCTTTGCCCCTTGATTAGGCCGCATTTAGGCAGTGAGATAGTAAGGCTATCTTCGCCGTTCACTTCATCCATGTGTACGGCTGATATGACATCCGTAAGCGTGGATAATTGCTTACCCCACCTGTCGTAAAGATAGAAAATCATCACAACCAGCGCTCCGTATATTCGAATGTACCCGTACCGCCTGTTATGGTGACTTTCTGCTCACCCAACGCGAGAGAAAAGAAGTCGCTAACCTCGATGTTAATCGGTGCATAGTTACCGTTAACCGTGCAGAGCTGCTTTTCGGTGTCTACGATTAACGTAGCGCCTGACTTGAGATTATCTACTTGGATTACCTCGCCCGTAGGAGCTGTGAGCTTAACTGTCGTTGCCGTGGTCTTAATCGTAAATGTGGGATAGACGTATTCGCCGCCCTCGATGGTTACTGTGTCTCCTATGGTTTCGGTGTGGGTCTGCCCGTAGAAGAACGGGTCATACGCGCGGAAGGTTAGTTCAATCGCGCCTCGGTAGCCTAGTAGCTCGATGTTAGATTCACCAACCAACATAGCGTTAATATAGATATCGTTATTAAGATATAGAGGCTTTGGCTCATTCTTCGCAACCTTATCCGACACACCTTTCCATGCCTCGAAGATGTCTACTGGACAGCGCGATTCTGCGTTAATCGCCAGCTTGAGTGTTATGTCTCTAGTTAGTACTTTTCGGAGCGCGAAATAAGCTCCTGGTCGCTTTGCCAGCTCCTGTGATACTGCGTCAATCTCTGGCAACAACGGGATAGATATATCGTGAACCTCGAAGGTGTCTGATAGATTCTCATCGTCATATACTATCCCGCTGCATCCAACTTCTGATAAGTTTGGTCGCATTATGCGAACGTCCTTTCGCGTCTTGCCCACTCTGTGTATAGGCCAGCCGCGATGTTCTTGCCTGCCTCAACTGCGGATGCCGCTGCATCTGTCACAGTGACATTCAAGCTGATGTTCATTACAGTGCCGCCGCTAACCTTGATACCGCTATTGTTGCCCGAGCGTGAGATTCCGAGTGTTGGATTGAGTGACATAGCTTCTGACATGCGGTCAGCTTCGTTCTCGATGTCCTTTTCGGTCGATTGCATGCCGATTACAGCACCTTCGCCGAACCACGCACCTACCTTCTTAGCCTCCTTGGATGGGGAAGCAATACCCAATGCGCCTTTTATGGCGCTAAGAGCAGACTTGCCGAGATTCCATGCAACGTTGTATAAGTTAACAGAGCTCATGCCCGAGCTAAAGCCTTGTGTGAAGTTCGCGCCAGCTTGATTCGCAGATACGCTACTTATGCCAGACTTAGCCTGATTAGCTACTGTGCGACCTTGACTATTAGCATTACTAGACCCACTCCCAATACCTGACGCGAACTGGCTAGAGGCATTAGAGCCGATACTTCTGGCGCTAGAAGGCAGTCCGTTAATCTGGTTAAGTACACCCGTTGATACGTTGCCCATGCTAGTTGTGGCGGTGCTTGCATTGTTGCTTATGCCGTTGGCTAGTCCTTGGTCTATGTTCTGACCTATTTCCTGCATGACAGTAGAAGGGGAGTGGATGCCGAAGAAGTTCTTAATCTTGTCTAGTATTGATTCGCTACTAGTCTCCGCCGCTTCAAGCGCCTCGCCGCTGTTAAGTCCAGCCGCTGTGCCTGCGTCCATGTTCGCGCCTAGTTGAGTTGCTGCATCCGTGGCCGTACTGGCGTTGGCGTTGATGCCGTCTGCTAGTGATTGCGGCACCTGAATACCGTAGTTGTTACAGCTGGTTACAATCGAGCTCAACGACCCGTCAAAGTCAGTCTGTAGGCCGTTAAGTTGCTCCTCTGACAGCTCTCCGAAGTCGCTCATGGCTGTTCCGCATGATGCTAGTGCTGATTCTAAGGTGTCGAACTTACCCGTGGAGCTTGTGATCATGTCTAGCAACTTGCTCTGGGTAGTTGTGGCTGAATCAGTAGCCGCCTGTAAATCGTCCACATCTGACTTTAACTGGTGATAATTAACCGAGGCCTCATCTGCGATAATCGGGAAGTCACCTATCCATATACCGAAGCCTTCCTCTGCTTCTGATAGCTTGTTGGTGGCTTCCTCAAGGCTTAACTGGTCTTGAATCAGCTGTTGCGTTACCTGCGAATAAAGCGCACGAGCTGCTTCCGCTTGAGCTTCTTGCTTGTACGCATCCGCAACCGCAAGGATAGAGTTAGCATTATCCGACAGTCTACCGTTCTCTGCATCTAATATCTCAATATTAGAGCCTGTAAGCTCGTTGAAGTTAGCTACCGCATCACGCAGCTTCTCTTGCTCTGCGCGAGTGAGCTTAATTTTGTTGCCGTTCTCGTCATATGCGCCCGACAGCTTGGTTATTACTCCAGAATAGTAGTCAACCATGGCACTGTTAGTGCCTATCTCCTGAAAGGTAGTTGTCATGCTAGAGGCTAAGTCAGCTTGCGCCTGTAGGCAGTCCTCTGCGCTTAGCGCGTTGGACGTGAGTGATACCGTGTTGTTGTCTACCGCAACCGTGAATGGCTCTATATTAAGCACTGCCGCACTGTATGCAGTATCAAGCGATGTTACAGACGAGCTTAACCCAGTAGTCGCATCCTGGACTAATTGCGCACGGTCGAACCACTCCGAAAACTCCTCGTTAACTTGAGCTGCGAGGTCTACAAGCAAGCCTATTGCCGTAGCCTTACATGCCGCATTGAGTAGCTTAGTAGCTTTAGTTGCCTTAGTGGTGGCGGTGGCAGATGCTTCCTGTGCGCTTGTTAACTTGGTAGTGGATGCCTTAGCTTTAAGCGTTGCGGTGTCGGTGCTGTTAAGACCTGATGTAAGCACACCTAGCTTCTGTACACCTTTGCCCAGCATTACGATTAAGCTACCTGTGCCAGATGTCAGCTTGCCGACAACTGTAATTACGGGCCCGAATGCAGCCGCTGCAGCAACCATGCTTACTATCTGCTTTTGCTCGTCCTCGTCCAGGTTGCTAAAGGCTTCGGCTGCTTCCTCTACCTTCTGAATGACTGGCTCTGTCGCATCTACGAAGTCTAAGGCAGCGTTAACCAGCGGCACGCCAACTTCTTCCGCTACTGCCGTTACTCGGTTCTTTAGCATCTCAAGTTGTGAGGAGAGCGAGGCGTTGCGGTTGTCAACCTCATTCTGTAATGCGGTGTTCTTTTCCCATTCGTCATTAGAGAGCGCGACAGCCTTAGCCACAAGCTCGGAGTTGCCAGCCATACGCTTCATGATGTCAGTCTGGCGGATGGAATCTATTCCCAGTTCCTCAAGCATTACCGACATATTGCCACCTTCTGCGGTGGTCTCCTCCATGCTGGATAAGAGCTGCGAGAGTGCTGCTACTGGGTCATTCTTCCAAGCCTCCGCGAAGTCTTGTGAACTCATCTTCGCCGTAGCTGCCCAGTCGGCCAGTGATTCGCTGTTGGTCGCAACGGCCTTGTCGATTGTTGACATGATTGTTGATATTGCCGTGCCGCCAGCCTCTGCTTCAACGCCTAAAGAGCTCAACGCAGCCGCCAGACCTAGGATGTCAGCCTGTGACATGCCTACCTGTGTGCCAGCCGCAGCGATACGCATAGCCATGCTGGAGATGTCTGATTCAGTCGTGGCCATGTTGTTGCCTAAGCCTACAATAGCAGAAGCGTAGTTGCTTACCTGCGTGTGTGCCATCTTTGTAATATTGGCAAACTGCGCCATCTCGGTTGCGGCTGTCTCTGCGTCCATGTTGGTAGCAATGTCGAGACCACTTGTGACGCGCGAGAACTCATCAAGCTCATCAATCGCGAAGCCAAGTTGTGCGCCTAGGGATTGAATGTCTAGAATCTGCGATGCAGATACAGCGTTGGTCTTACTGAACTCAATAGCTGCTTGCTTGAGGGACTGATATTGCTCCTCTGTTCCATCAACCGTCTTTTTGACGCTCGTAAGACTATCGTCAATATCAATTGCTGCCGATGCACACGCAGCCGCAGCCGCGACAATTGGTAATGTAACCCCTTTGGTGAGCTTTGTGCCAAACGCTGACATCTTCTCGCCAGCGGAATAGACCTGTCCGCCGAACTCCGCCATCTTGGCACCTGCATTGACCAGCGCAGAGGATACTCCGCCCATCTGCGAGGCGGCGGTTGTTTTCAGCTTCTCTAAGTCCGCCTTAGCCTTAGCAACCGCCTTTGAATTGTATTCGCCCGATATAGCGATTGTAAGTGATGCCTTGCCCATTATGCTTGCTCCAATACTTCGTTAATAGCGGTTGTGATGTTGGTAAGAACTGTTTCCTGGTTGCGATTAACTGCGTTGACCATTACGCGAGGCGGATAACTCCTATTAGGTACACCAACGGGGAAGCTCGACATCTTCCGCGCATTAGTGCGCTTATCTGACCTAGACGGGATGTAGGTCGCTCCGCGGTTCGCGAACTCCTTTACGGGAGCTGCTGGGTCATCGGACTTTAGAACGTATTGGGTGCCTGATTTTCGGCTAGCTATTGAGAGCGAACTGGCATATGTGCCATCGTCTTGAATATAATGCGCGTAGGTTCTGGCTGTGTTGAGAACTGGGTTAGCTGCCTTTTTGAGACCTTCAATCATGGCTTTGTGAAGGCGCGTGTCAGCGTCTTTAAGATAGCTCATTAAATCAGAAAGACCATCTATCTGAACTGCGAAGTTTCCGTAATCTCCGCTACTGAAATAGATGGTCTCTGTGTTCATTATTTCCCCAACCTTTGCTTAATTTTCTGCAATCTGTCGTTGCGTGTGCGCTCTCTCCGCTCCCTAAATGATTCCTTCTTAGCCTTGCCCTCTATCCTCGCTAGAATCGCCTCGGAGTAATACCAGTAAGCCTCTGGATACTCGTCAGCCGCTCTGCACAGTCCGTAGAGGTCTTGGCCTGATGCTAGCGCCACACGCGCGATGTCAAAGGCTAGGCCTTGGCTAAAGGGAGCGAATCAGGCTCTACATCATCGAGATAGATGGTTATCTTGTCCGCGACCTCAATAGCGCTGTCGTAGGTCAACTTCTTGGGGAGTTCGTACTTGTCGAGCAATCCAGCCTTCTTTAATCCATACCATGCCCAAGCGATGGAGTGAAAGAAGTTATGCTCGCTCTCGTCCTCCACGTTGTTTTGTACCCATTTAAGAGCCATGATGTAGCTGCCTGCCATTACTGGCACAATCTCGCCAGTTCCGAGTTCTGGCGAGTATACGTTCAAGTTTTTGGTTAATCCGTACTGCATTTGTCCTCCTAGTTGTGTTTTTATGCGTAGCTCGCTACGTCATTCGTAACTTTGAATGTGATTGGTGAGTCGGTCTTAGACTCCACACCGATATTGGCAAAGTCAAACTGGAATTCTGCTGCGCCACCTGACGGGTCTACATCTGGGAACTCGCAAGTGAATGGCACGCGACTTGCTGTGACCTCAAGCGTGTAGTTGGAGTTCTTAGAGTGTTTGAACGTCCACTTGAAGCTGCCATAAATCATCTCGCCAGTTGGCTTAGTGCCTGTTGCGCTGCCAGTGATTGCCTGGCGATACTGTGTTGCATCGTCTGGCTTGATGGTTACGCTGCCAGATGTAGTGAGCTTGCCTTCTTCGACATCTCCTGGCATAATCTCGCCAGCCAGTGGGTCGGCGCTTAGGCTGTTGCTTAGAGAGATGCTGCCCTTGGTGACTGGAGCTGCAATCGGTGTGCCTGATGCGGTGTCCACAAGGAACTCTCCGCCAGTTGGAACAAAGTAGCCATCAAAACATGATGGGTCTACAGTGCCAGGGAATGAAGTCAACCCCATAGTTGCGTCAAGACCGATGCAAGTAATGCCCCAGTCAAGCGGTTGATTGCCCTCGAATGACATCTCCAAGGTGTCTATCTTGCAACCCGATGTCTGGGTGTACTCGTTGCCGATGCGACCCCAGAAGGTGAGGTAAGGCAAGGTGTTACCCAGTGTAATAGTGTGAGCGTACTTAGCGGTACCAGCGCTTCCGCTATTGGCAGCCGATACGATGTTGCCCATGGCTGCGAATATGTACAGCGGCACAACGTCTGCATAACCGTAGGTTTCGAAGTCTACACCCGGGATTACACTCTCCACATAGGAATCAATTCCAGTGCGGATACCGCATGTAATTTCAGCTTCTGCAATGGTGCGGTCGAGCTTGAAGGTTTTACCGCCTGTCAAGCCATGCACGTATGTAGGCTTAGTAGCTGGTGTGGCCTTGTCGGCTTGCTTCGCTACACCGATGAGGCCAATGGATGTATTAACCATTAGTTCTCCTTAGTCTTAGTCTTTTTCTGCTCTCGAAGCAAGCCAGCGTTTTTGAGGATAGCGAGCGTTTTAAGGTCGCTCTCTACTTCTTCGCCCTGCTTGTATTCGTACTTGATACCGTCAACAATGGCGGTGAAGTCAGTTGTCGCAATCATTGATTACTCTCGCTATCTCGCTTGGACACGCTGAATATCGCGTGCAGTTAACAATTAGCTGTGCTGCTGCTATGTAGTACTTGGAGCTGTCTGCCGATGTGGAAGCTGAACCCATGGACACCGCGGAGTTATCGACCGTACCTGCTAGCATCGGGTCTGCCATGATTGTGTTAATCACTACATCGACATAACTCATTAACGTGGCGTTGGCCTTGTCTCTACTAGCGTGTTGAGCAAACAAAAATAGATTGATGCTCCAGCTAATCTGCTGATGCCCCATGGAAGCTCCGCCGCTTGTGCCTATGTTGTCGGCTATCTCGTCAACTGCGATATAGGCTGGCGGCTCATTCTCTGGGAAGCCGATATATACTTGCGGAATCATCGCATCCCCATACAAGGCCAACACATCGGACGATTCAAAGCATCTCCGTAACCTATCCGCCAGAATATCCCTACTCCTTAATGCCTCTACCATGCTAGGTGACCTCCGAAGCCGAACGCCTCAATAGCTGCGTTAACCTCTGGGATAGATGTCGCGCCGTCACGTCCTGCAATGGTGAAGTGGATATACCCAGCTTCTGAACTCTCGCCAGTTGCCCCGATTGGTCGATTGCTTGGACGCAATGTATAGGTGGCAAGCGTCAATACAGCGCGTGAGACCTCCGCTGGTATTGAATCGCGTCCGTAGATATATTCAACGAATCGAGGATAAGCGCCTTGATGCTGGCACTCTAGCTGTGTGCCTGATACCTGTGTGTATCCATCAGTTAAGACCTCTGTCACATCGCAATGCTCAAGCGTTAGAAGCTCGTCTCTGCCGTAGTCCTTGGTTCGTCCTATACGAGGCACGAACGAACGCCCAGCGGCCTGCTCGAACACTTCCTCCGCAGCTTGTCGAGCTGCCCACAAGGTTTCTTCTGGCAGCGTGTCGAAGATGTCTCTACCGTCTCCATAGTTCATGATGTCGCTAATGCTGCAATAGTGCCTAGACACAACGTTAGCGGCTGTTGTATAAGCCGCCACACTAGAGCCTGATACCAACCACTCGATGTCGACATAATTAGGTGCACTCAATGACAGAGGGAAGGAGAAATGGCCATCTGCGCAATCGATAAGCTGGCTATCTCCGAACCGCGGGAGGACACGCACGGCCGTAATAGCCGCGTCAGTATCAAGCTCGAGAGTGACGGCTTCGTTGGCCGCAATAGTTAGTGTTGTGTCTGGCGCTACTAGCATCTATTCAGCTTTCTTGGTTTTGCGACTTTTGGTGGGTGCCTCTACTGGCTTTTCAGACTCCTCAATAGAGAGAAGTCCGAGCGCTTCCGCCTCTGAATCGGTCAAGGTCTGCCCCTCAAAGCAGACCAATCGACCGTCACGTTCTATGCGCTTATCGCAGACAAACATTATTTATCCAGGTTCTCTTTGGTGGCATAGCAAAGAGCATCAGGATAGATAACCTGATATGCTGCTGTTTGCTCCGCGAGGATAGAGAGCTCATTCTTGATGAACTGGTCATTGTAATAACCAACCTCGACAGTCAAGCCATGGACTGGACGCACGCGAGAAGCGAACGAATCATATACTAGGATGCCATCACAATTGATATCCTCGATAACTTGCATTCCCCAGAGAGTATCGCCCGAAATGGCTTGATAAAGGCCAGTCTCTGTTTTGTAGAGGTCGATTGCCTCTTTAATCTCTGGCGAGAGACATACATGTGTAGGGATGCGGCGTGCGGTGGTCATTACCTTGGTGCGCATCTTACGGATGGCCTCGAAGTACAAGCCACCAACTGCATCAGCGAAGCTAAGAATGCCAGGAGTGTTGATTGCGCCAACGATGCCGCTTGAGTTAGAACCCTTAAGGCAACGAGCGTCTGTTGCCTCGCGCACATCAAGCACAAGGTCATTCTCGATAATACCCATGAGCTCGTCATAATCACGCAAAGTGTCCTTGGACACTGGAACATAACCTGCAACTGTCTCTTTGACGGCCGTTGCGTCTTTCCAAGCGTAGATTACTTGTGCCTTAGTGGCTGATGTACCATCGGTTACACCGCCCCAGGTTGCAACCTCGCCAGTCTGTGCGGTGCGTTGCTTATAGTGAACATCGCCCTGCGCTGGAGTTGATGGAATGGTGCTGATGAAGTTATTAAATAGCGATGGAGACTTGGAAGGCAAGCTCAATTCAATCTCGGTCGGTGCGCCTACGGTCACTACAGATGTAGCATTGCGGTAACCCATCTCGAGACCACGGAACTCATCGCGTGCGCCAAGTACGCTCTCGCCAAGGCGAGTAGAATTCTTCGCTACTTTAATCTCATTGCGGAGCTTATCTTCCTCGTCAAGGACGTGCTCAAGAGTGATGTCCAATTGCTTAATCTGACCTTCGACAACAAGTGCCTCATCGGTCTTGTTTTCGGCTACTAAGGCCGCTTGGTTGTCCGCCAATCGTTGGCGTTCGGCGAAAAGCTGCTTAGAGTTTTTCATTCTGTTCTTCCTTTCGGTAGATACGATTTCCTAACACGATTGCAGCCTTTGCAACCGTTGTTTCTGCTATGTTAGTGTCCTCGTGAGATGCGTCCGTAGACTCTGGGTCTGGGTCAGGCTCTGCTGGCTCTGGGTCTACTGGGTCTGGCTCTGTGTCCTCGACCGTTTGCGCGATGTTCACCGCTTCGGGGATGTGCATGTAGTCCTTCGCGACCTCTGCATCCAGACAAGCTGCCAATCTTTGTGAGGTCTCTATAACCTCATCGCATAAGCCAGCCTCTAGCGCCTCCGCGCCTGTGTACCATGTCTCCGCATCCATCGCGGCCATAACATCCTCTATAGTCTGTCCGCTGCGGTTAGCTAGGATTAGCGCAATTGAATTGTCGATGCCATCTAGACGTTCGGCCAGTGTGCGGAGGTCGTTCTTGTTGCCGTACGACCAAGTGGAAGCGTTATGAATCATAATGAAGGCGTAGTCGTTCATGGTGACTGTATCGCCCATAACTGCGATGTAGGATGCTGCGGAGGCTGCGAGACCATCTACATACACATCAACTTTGCCCTCATATCGCTCAATAGCTGACGCAATGGCAAAGCCTTCATAAACATCACCGCCGCCGCTGTCGATGTGAAGCTCTACATCCTTTGGCGAGAGTTCGTCTAGTGTCTTGCTGAAGTTCTTAGCCGTGTTAGACGATTCTTCATCCCACCAATCTGAACCAATAGTGCCGTAAATGTAGACTTTGACTGATTCAGCCTCGTTCTTAACCTTGAACATAATTAACCCTTCTGTTGGTTGCCGTCTGCTGGTTGCTTTGTGTTGTTGCTGTAGACCGTTACGTTGCCATCTGGCTCAACCGTGCCGTAGTTAAGCGGCAATAGTGGCTTCTCAAGACCCTCAATCGGGTTCATGTCCTCGAACTCGCGCACGTCAGCGCGTGTGTACGTGCCGCTATAGACCATTTCGCGGTAATAAGCAGAGCGTGAAGCATCGTCGCCACGCATCAGGCCGCGCAAGTTGAACTTGAGCGCGTGATTGCTTTCGCCGCGAGCTTCAAATATTGGAGTGAACGCCTGTTCTATCGCTCTAACGTCTGGAATCATAGTGTCTGTCACATAGTCGATATTCATTTGTTGCGAAGATGAATACGTTGTGCCTGTGGTCTTATAGACCTTCCACGGGGGAACATTAGTGGCTCTGCATACTTGGTCGAGCACCCATTCTTGCTGCTCAATAAGAGATGCGTCCTTCATGGACATGGTGTCTGTGACCCATTTTGCGCCCTGACTGAATATCGGCGTTTTTCCAGCATTATTAACGCCTGTTTTCGCGTCCACTGCGCGCTTTAAATCGTCTGCCTGCTCCTTGTTAATCTTGCCTGGAGGTAATTCAACGTGTCCGAAGTGGTGGTTGCCGTTTTTGAGCATCGACTTGTAAAAAAGCTCTAAGTCCACGCTCAAGCCGATTTCTTCCGCCGCCAATTTCGCCAGCGATACGCCTTGTGTGCCGTTTTTGGTGATGTTGGTCTTAACGGCAACTATCTCATCATAAAAATAATTGCCAGCTGGCGTGTATTGGTCTCCGCCTAGGCTGTATACAGTCCTTCTGCCCTCTGGTCGGCTGCGGTCGTAATCACGATAGACCGAGCATGTAACTGGGTAGATGTGCTGTATCTCGTTCTTATACCACTCAATGCGCCAATAGGCCGTGCCGAAGGTGTCACAACGTAGACGATGCCAATTCAGGAAGTCAATTGCTGTCATGTCCTCGTTAGGCATACCGTTGAGGAGCTTCACTAATGGATGATTCGGCACTCGCTCGCGACCATCCTTGACAACTGTTATAGGTAATGAAGCCAGCGAGCGCGCTTTAGTCTGCTCACAAGCTGCATAATCAACGCTCATTAGCGCACCGTAGCCGCCTACAGTGTTAAGGCTTAGCAATGGCGTGTCTATGGTGGTTAACTGTGGTTGTACCACCGTCTCTTCTTTGCCGATTATGGCATTCCAGATTCTGCCCACGGGCGCTCCTTTCAATTCTGAATGGATTATCGCCCGTGCGTGAGATTAGTCATTGAGTGGCACGTACTCCGTCTGCCCTTCAAGCAACTTGTGATACGCCAGCTCTGCCAGTGCCAGCGCAATTGCAGCGTCTATCTTGTCGCGATTCTTATTTTTTCCAAACCTAACACCATACGCGCCTTTATCGTCTTCAACCGTGTTGAGTAGATGCCGTTGCAGCTTCGGGCAACCCTTCAAACGCAAGGTTTTGTCCTTGACGCTATTAGTCACCAAGCTAGAAGCCGCGCACATGGTCGCATTGTTTTGCGGAAAAGCTACCGTCTCCAGTCCGTAAGTGTCCTCTAGGTGGTTAGCCAGAAGGATTAGCCTGTTTGGGTCTACCGCGATTACATCTGGTTGGTGCTCATTAGCTAAGTAGGAGATAAGCTGCTCTATCTCTGATAGCTTATAGTGCCCCGTCTCTGGGTCTGGTTCATCGAATACCCATTCCGCCGTATTCTCGATGATTTTTCCGTTTTTCTCCACTTGTTGATAAGCAATTATGGCGAACGCATCTCCAGACGTTGCGCCGTCTATGCCCATCGTCCACGGCTGCGAGAAGTCAAACTCGTTCTTGTAGCGACTGCAACTCTTTATCTGTGATTCCTTAAAACATGAGTAACCGCCTTTAGTGGAAGGGAAGCGGTTAGCCGTGTAGCGCTCAAAGGATGTCTGGCTGGATGCAGAGTTTTTCTGGTCTTGAATCGATTCCCATGTAACCCATGAGGCAACCATCATCTTCTTCCATGCTGATTTATGCTCGATATTATCCTTATCATCCAGTCCGAGCCAGTAGGTGTACATGGCTGGGTCTTTATCCACCTTCTGCAATAATTCCCAAAGGAAGCCTTCGCGCGATTCGCCTGCGGTTGTGATGCCAATTGTAAGCGGATTATTGAGGACTTTTTGCCCCTTAAGACCTGATGCCCATGTCTTATCATCTCGGTAGACGTGCAGCTCATCGAATATCAGCACATTAAGATGCCAGCCTTCGAGCGCATCCGCCTTATTCGGGAATACGATTATCTTTGCGCCAGTCTCTTTGTGCTGGATTACTCCCTTGGTGGCCTCCCACTGCTGCGCCCAGAGGTCGTTGAGCCTAATCATAGTCTTAATCTTGTCGAATATCTTCTGCACCTGGTCGATAGTCGAGGCCACAACGCCGTATTCGCCGTTATGCACGACTTCCATAGTTGCAATCGTCAGCACCAATGCCGCCGCAAGCTCTGTTTTACCCAAGCCTGACGGCAATCCAAGCAATACGCGCTTGAATCTGCGCTGGAACCGTCCATCAACCATCTCACCGCTCGCGAATATCGGCTTCCATATATTCTCGCGCTGGAATGGCTCAAGAAGGAATGGCTGTCCATAGTAGCTATCGTTCGCGACATGGTGGCACATAGAGGATAAGCACCTCTCATAGTCTCGCGCGATTCTCAATCCCTCTGGAGAGTAGCTAGTCTCTGTGCGCTTCATACTCTGCCTCGGTGATTGTTATTTCGTACTCTGATTCGGGTAGGTCGTAAGCCGCATCTATCGAGCTGAACATCTTAGCGGTGTCCGCCGCCGTCTTGACCTGTTGCGCATCCATCAAGCCAATGCGCGACCTAGCCAACGGAGACACACCCAACATATCAGACAAGGCGCGTATCTCTGCACTAGCTTCTTTCAGCACCTGTAATGCTGGAGACTTGCGCACCAATGGCACCTCGCGACCGCTGCCGTCCTTGAATGGCTTTACGCCTATTTTGTCGAAGATGTTTATCTTGCCGCTATCCGAGTGTAAAACCGTCATTGCTTGAGCTGCAACCGCGTGCCAGTAGACCAATAAGCGAATGTTAGGTATATCCGCCTCGCTGAACTGATTCACGGGTGGCGCAATCCATGCCCAGATTTCCGCCTGAACTGGGTCTTGTGCGATGTCGCTAGGCATACCTACGCCTACGCGCTCGGTTGTTATCTTGTTGTAAGCATCCTTCACGCCGCGGCGAATAGCATCTTGCTTGGGTTTTGCTCCCTTCATAAATTCTCCTCTCTTAGTGCTGCCTCGAACTTAGCCGCAGCATTACCGAGAGCCACGCACAGAGGAGCTGTAGCGCACATGGATGCGCGGGATAAGTCAGCTGCGCTGATGTGAGCTTGTTCTATAGTTCTGTCGATGTCTCGCTTGGTCATTTGATGAGTTACAGAAGGGGAATCGCTTGAACCTGTGTTATATCCGCGCAACGCACGCTTGCGGCATGTATCGCCGCAGTAACGGGAGGTTTTGCGTTGTGCCACGTACTCCTTGCCGCAGATTTCACATTGCCTAATCATAGGCTCACCGCCGCTGGATTAGCATATAGACACTCATAGTTGACCGCTTCGTTCCCTTGACCGTATGTTGTCCGCAGCTCCTTAGCGAATACCAGCTTGAATCGCTTGTCGCTTATCTTGTAAGAACTAAACCAGACTGGATATTCGGCGTTGTACGCCCATTTATAGAATTCTTGACTATTGAAGCTGCCCTTGTATTCGGCTGTGCCCTCATATGGTGGGTCACAATAGACAATATCGCCGTCTTGATAGTCGTAATCTAGGTAGCCAGCGTTCTTGACCTCAATTAACGGTCGCTCTAGTTGCTGTAGTCGCTCTAGTTGCTGTAGTCGCTCTAGTCGCTCTAGTTGCTGTAGTCGCTCTAGTTGCTGTAGTCGCTCTAGTTGCTCTAGTTGCTGTAGGTCTAAACGCTTTTTTTGCTTACGAAAAAAAGCACAAAATTCCATGCGCCGCTTGTGTATATCGGAGGACTTCACGGCCTTGGTGCAGCCTTTGGATAGTTGTTCACAGGCCTCGCGACCTTTACCAAACACCACAAAGTCATGCGCAATATGCTTAATCGGCTCAAGCTCTCTGCTGAACATGTATTGCTTGCCAGGATTGTTGCCGTAGCTCCAGATTGTGGCTATGTAACCGTTAGTGGTTTTTTCTGCCTCGAAGCGTTCTCTGGTGATGAATTCTGGCTTGAATCGGTTGTAGTTATACTCTCCAGCCAGTCCGCCGCGCACGAGCTCAACTATAAGGGGATTGTAGTCTTGATACAACACACTAGAGTATTTACGCGAGAGAAAAGCTGCATGACTCATAGCGAACCCCCCCCCGAACAAATCAACGAATCTCTCACCGTTTGGAAGATGTCTTAACAAGGCTGGCGCAATCTTGGTTTTGCTGCCCATGTAAGGAATACCGAAAAGCATTAGCGCACCTCGAACTCGAACCCACACGAAGGACATGTACACGTTTTGCCTTCGGCCTTATCAACGTCTAAAAAGTCCTGGTCAATCAGATGTTCATCATCTGAACCGAAGTCCTTCATAGAATAAGCCTCGAAGCCGAAGTTATCCCAATCAGCGTTAAGGTTGTCCATATCTTCCACAAGCGCGTTCCAGTCGAATTCACTGCTTAGCGTGGTCTGGTTGTGTACGTGAGTGTAGATTCGGCGTTGTTCGTCTGTCAGGTGGTCGAGATAGATTACTGGAGCGGTTTTAATGCCTAGTTTTTGGAGCGCCAGAACTCGTCCGTGTCCTTCGACTATCTCCATTTCGTCAGATTCGTTGTGCCACACAGCCACTGGGTCACAATTGCCGAACTCGGAGATACTGTTGGCTATCTCGTCTATTTGCTTGCCTGGATGTTTTTTCGCGTTGTTCGCGTATGGAATGAGGTCTTTTACTGCCACCTCGTAAATCTTGAGCTCTGGTTGTGGTCTCATGGGTTCTCCTTTCTAGATTGAAAGGATTATTGCGCCTATATGAGATAGCGGGACATGCTTAACGGGACAACTTTTATTTTTTGGGCATACCCCCCAACTTCCAATTTTGTGAGACCAGAAAAAAAAG